GAAGCGTCGGCTGTGGTGTCTTGGTTGACTTGATTCAGCAGCTTGACCGGGGCGTCGTCGTAATACAGAACCGTCAACGCACCGGAGGCAGTGCGAACACCAGTGGTGAAAGTCCGCACATCTTCATTCAGCACCGTCACTTCAAGCGCATCGGTGTTGGCAGTCAAAGACCACTGCACAACCTTGGCAACGGCTACACCGCCAAGCTCGACACTGCCATCTTGACCCGCGTAATACTTAGCCATGGTCAGGCACCCTCAAGCTCGCCAATGAACTCACAAGTCACTGTAGACAGTCCTGGCTTAACGCTCGTAACTGACGGGGGCGCTGCATATTTCCACTTCAACAGGCTGTTCGTTTCCCTAATCCAAGGGGTCAAGCCTTCAGATGCTCCAGCTGCGACATTGCTTGTCGTGAACTCTGCGTAGTTATCGTCATCCATCACATCAACATAATTCTGCAAAATCAGCGCAGCGTTGCTGTCGGTGATGTTTGAGAACGTCAGAGACAAGCTGCTGCTGTACCGCTGATTGCCATAACGGACCCGGACAACAGCACCGTTCTGCGCTTGGAACTGTTGCTCAGGAAAAACACCGGGCGTATATGAACGGCTACTCGGGACCAGTGCCGGGAAACTTACTGCCGCCATCAGTCCGTAACGTCAAACGACAAGTTATCAGGATTCAGAATAGCCAACCTGCCTGCTTGGTCCACCTTTTGGTAGCTGCCGCCGATGTCCACAAAACCATCGTCATCGATGGTCAGGCTGGTCACCCTATAAATGCGTTTTTGTTGGTTTTGCATCTTGATTGTGAAGATTGAGCTGAAGAACGTTTCATCGCCTGTTTTGCCCCCAGCAACCTGCAGCTGACCTTCCTGCACCTCTGTCTCACCGGGCCGCCAGAAAAAGACGGTGTAAGTGCCATCAGCAAGAGCAGTCGTTGAGGTGACACCACCGAACTGGTCAACACTGCCGTTGTTAAAACGAGTTGTGTGCGATGCGTTTGAGATCACCTTGATGTAGTCCCCAGGCGCAATGCTTAGAGCAGAGCTTGGCGTTGTCTTGAACTGAATGTTGTGCTCACTGTGCTTACGCAGCAAGAGCTTGTATTCGGCAATCCGCTTTGCGTGCTTCGAGCTGGTGCAGAAAGTGGTCAGGTCAATGAACTCTTCTGGGTCACCGTCAGAGCCGCCATCAGCATCCACGAAACGCATCTGCATAACCTTTTGAGACGAGAACCCGTTCTCCTCTTCCTGCCTGTAGGCAACAGTTGCTTTGAACAGCTGGCGCTCTTGCGTCGGCAAGAAACTCACTTGCATGTCCTTCATGTTGCCATCGGTGAATAGAGCTTTGACGCTCTTGGTGATGTCTTGCGCTGGCTCAATAACAAAAGTGGCGGGGTTGTATGGGACAGAAGGCGTCAGCGAAAACTTGCCACCAACAATGCTGAAGTCGAGCAAGTTGAACGCTGCGTTCGCGTGGATGAACTCACGCAGACCAACACGATCACCAACAACACCATCAAAGCGGAAGCCGTTGGCGCGGCAGAACTTGGCAGCGATCGTCATTGCATCGCGATCAATCGTGTCCCTCGGGATCCGCTTGCCAGCACCAAGACGATTGCTTACCAGCAAGTTGAAAGCGATCTCAGCGAAGTTGTTTGTGGATGCCGTGAGTGATGTTGTTGAGTTGCCGCTGTTGTCAATCAACCGCTCAACCTTGATGCCTTCTTTGATGTAGGCACTTAACTGACCCATAGATGACCAGTCTCTGCCCGCAAGAACACGCAAGCCAAGCAAGGACAAATCGTTGTATTGAGCAGCTCCGAAGTCTGTTTTATCCTCCTCAGGGCGGATCATCTCGTTTACAAAAACAACCTCATGCTCTGGGCCGTCTTGATGACTGGTTTTCTCTAAGTCAAACTTTGGATAATCAGCGATTGCGTCCTTGAGGTTTAGCGGCCTGCGAACTTCACCCTTAATAAAAACTGAATCAACCTGCGTGATCCGAACGTCAACCAAAGTGCTGTCAGCAAATTGAAAACGCAGCACTTCGCCCTCTGCATAGCCTGTTCCTGGGTCCGAAATGACCCATTGCCACTGCCCATCTGCAAAGCTTGATGCGTTGACCTTGAATCCTGAACCGCTGCCGCTATAGCTTTCGTGACTGTAATCAGTGGGGCTGCCACCAGATACAAAGGGTGCAGCGTCTTGGTCAAACTCGTAGCGACCAATCTTGTATAGCTTCAGCGCCTGCACATCTTGCACCGCCTGCACTTTTTGGATTGGCTGGAAGTAACGCACAGTGCCAGCAGGAACCTGCACTTTTCTTACGATCTCGAAAACGTCGCAGTTGATGTTTGAATCAAACTCTGAGTTAGTGCCCTGCACATAAGCAACATTGTCGATGTAAACCTCAGAGCCAGAAACAGATAGCGGAACAACATTGCCATCCCATAGCGCCGTTTTGACGCCATCAACTCTTCTTACCCAAACGCCAAAATAATTAAGCGAAGGGCTTTGAAATCTATTGAAGGCTGTTTCAGAAGTGACCGTTGCATTATCAGGAACCTCTGTCCTTTCGCTATCTGGAACGACTCTGTAGGTCTTAGTAAAATCATTTTCAAGCGTCGGGTCTTGCGTCAAAGCAGTGACATCGCCACTGTTATCAGTTCCAAAAACAGCGCCTTTCAGTGACCCGTTTGCGTATGTCTCAACGTAATGATGTCCTGAAACTGGATCACCAGAGAACACAAGATCTGCAGTCGCTACAGGTTCAAACTTTTGAACAGCAGGAATCGTCGCAACTAAGTCAGATTCTCTGTATTGGTATTGCGAGCCAAGCTCAACAGTCTCGCCATTCCAACGGGCAAACACCGCACCAGGTGCAGTCGGGTTATCAACGTTGACGTAAACGCCATAGATCAACTGTTTAGTTGCAGTGTTTCTGACCTCAAAAGGCCCTTCAGCTAACGTCCACTGGGCCTCTTCAGGCAACTCACCAACGGTGTAGTTGTCCAAGGCTTTGACTTGGCCTTCTTGTTCAACATCTGCCTCTGCACGCTTGAAAAAGAATTCATCATTGGACGCATTGAAGTCTGTGACTTTTACAGGCGCACCTGTGCAACTCACACGGATTGCTCCACTCGTTGCATTTATAGGCGGCAACTCAACATTAGAATTACCGTCAAGCAAGTAGACGTTTTCAGCCTGCCCATCTATGTCGATGTATAAGCCATCAGCCGTGCTTCCAGTGACAGGAACGATCCTGAATTCATACTGCCCCGGATCATGGTTGACGCGGATTGTGTTGTATTGAGGTTGTGGGTTAGCTCCACGAACAGCAAAAACTTGACCTGCTGAGATGTCAGTAAACGCGGTAGTATTGCCGACCCCTACTTTTCTAAACTCGATCTTGAAAAAGCTATAGCGAGTTTGGAAGGTAGTGACTCTGCCAAGCGAAAATGCTTGCTTGTCCTTCTCATACTCCTGCAGGACACTAGAAGGTGGTTCCGAGTTTACGTTTGCGAAGCCATCGATTCGCTTGAAAACAACACTCTTGATGCCAATTTCTGTCTGATCGCAAACACGATTGTTAGTGATGGTTGCAATGTCTACACGCTGCAAATGCTGACCAAATGGTTCATTTGCTGTAGTTAGCGGATCAGCGTCTGCACTTTGGAAATATCCAAACCCTTGCTCTTTGCAAACAAACTCGTATTGGCGATCCTCCCGCTCAGTATTTTCATATGGTTTTTCCGGTCGCTTTGTGCATTGAATGACTGAGCTGCCAAAGGCAAAAAGATCACCAACATTAACGAGAGTGTCAGTGTTAGATATTCTGCTATCAATAGCTGTATTTACATCATCCAAGCCATGTGGGGGGAACGATGCAGGCGCTTCCCTGGCGAAAGAATTACGGAAAATCAAAGTGTCCCCAACGTTGATTTGGTTGGTGCCAGTCACAACAACGTTGTTTAGCCGCTCCATGCCCTGACGGCCTGCATACGGTCTGACGTTGAGACCAAGAGTCAAGCCGTTGATCTTGTCTCTTTTGTTCCTTAGCGTTTCATCGCCGTCAAAAATTTGAACAATGTCATACGGCAGGAAATAAGGCGCACCGTTAGAAATCGGAGAATGGCAACCAAAAGCACGCTGTGAACTTGGCGT